CTAAAAAGATAATTAATAAATAAAATTAACTATCCATATTTATACAACACCATAGCAAATAAGAAAGCTTTATTATATAATAAATAGCAATTAGTTTCCTTATATACGTAGGCCGATAATTGTATATATTTTTTGTAGATAAATAAACACTACGAAAATGGATATATTTAGGTTTTTTCTGCGACTGATTTGAAACTTCTGTAAGGTATAGATTTTGAAATCCTATTTCTATGTCTTACAGAAAAACTAAAAATAAACTAATACTATAAGCTTATATAGCTATATGAATATATTCCTATTTCTATACCTTACAGAGAAGCTAAAAACTAATCAATTAACTAATTAGTCTATTTTTATAGCCAATGTATTTTATATCCTCCTAATATATTGGCTTTATAAATAGATTAATTATTTACTAGGAGGATAAAATGCGTGAAGATATGCGTTGTGAAGAATGTAAAAACACAACCAAACCGGACGAATTTACATGCAATTGTTTGTGTTTAAATTGCGGTCCTTGTGATGAGAACGGATGTGAATATGGCGAGAAAGTTCAAAGCATTTGTGGAACGGGACAAACCCAAAAAACGGGTAAGAGTTCATAAAAAGTCTAAAAGTAAAGACGAAAAACGAATGTTTAAAAAATATAATAGACAAGGTAGAAGGCCTCAATAATATAATAAGGAGAAAATAATATGTTATTAAATAATGTAGATCTAAGTTGGGTTAAACTTGATCCTAAAAATCCTGATATGGGATTTGATAAAAAGTCACCTCAGTATTCTTGTACTGTAAAAACTACAGACAAGATTGCCGCTGAGGCTTGGAAAAAAGCTGGTATAAATGTAAAACCAGCGGAAGAAAATGGAGCGGTTGTTTATACTGCGGCATTAAAAAAGAAAATTTATGCCGATGCAGATGGTAAATATAATACTGCACCACCACCTGTTGTTGATAAATCATTACAGCCGATACTTGATACAAGTACTATTGGAAACGGATCCAAAGGTAATGTGCAAGTTAAATTTAAACCATATGAATATATGGGTAAAAAAGGTATATCAACACAGTTGTTAGCTTTACAAATTACGGATATAATTGAATATCAAAATGCAGATAAATTAGAATTTGCTGCAATTGATACAGATAAAGACGTAATTTAGTTAGCATAAAATAGTATTGGCTGGGTTTAATCGCCCAGCTGATTCTATACCTTACAGAATAGGAGATTATGTTAGATAAAATGTTTAAATTACACACATTTAATATTGATAAAAAATGGTTAGACTTAATTAAATCAGGTGAAAAGAAATCTGAAATTAGAAAATATTATTTACCATTAGAAGGTAAAAAAGTTGGTTTAATGAATAATGATACTGATAAAATAGAATTAATTATTACTATTGGTATGGTATTAGACTTAAAAGGTTTAGAAGAAGAGGATTTAGAATTAATATTTCAAGAAGCTCATATTGATGAGGAATTTAGAAAATATTATCCTTGTAATTATTTATATACAATTAAAAAGGTTGAAACGGTTCATTAATGAAAACAATTATATTAACATTATGGTTTATGAGTGGTGGTTCAATTGACTTAGCTGTTAAAGTAGCACCTGGTGAATTTTGTGAAGATGTTTATATGAAACAAATTGTTTGGAAAGAAAATCCAAATTATAAACCAGGTAGTTATGATATATGGGGTTATTATACTTATAATAATAAACCAATATTTGCTCATACTTGTATGGAACAAGATAAAAAAACTTATTTTTATTATAACGAAGGAGAATAAATATGATTATAGGAATTGCAGGATATAAAGGTGCAGGAAAAGATACAGTAGCAAATGTATTACAAACAAGTTTTGGATTTGAAAAAATGTCATTTGCACAACCAATAAAGGATCTTATTCATCAAACATTTGGTATTGATAAAGCAATATTATCTGGTGATGTAGGTGAAAGAATATTTAGAGAAGAGGCTATGCCAGAATGGTTTTATTTATCCCCAAGAGATATGATGCAAAAGATTGGTATGGCATTTAGAGATGAATTACATAAAGATATATGGGTAAAAGTATTAGAAAATAAAATTAAAAGTAAAAAACAAAATATTGTTATACCTGATGTTAGGTTTAAAAATGAATTAGAATTAATTAATAAATATGGTTTTTGTGTTGGTATTAATAGACCAGGATATAATGGAGATGATCATAGATCTGAACACGGTTTAGATGATGTTGAATTTCAAAAAGTATTTAAAAATGATAGTTCACAAGAAATGCTTTATGCACAAGCATATAATTACTTTAAGGAAAAATTAAAATATGAAAATAATATATGATATTGAAACAAACGGTTTAATAGATACAGTTAGTAATATTTGGATAGCTGTTACTAAAAATATAGAGACAAATGAAATAATTACATTTAGTGATTATGATTCGGATAGCAAACCGTTAAATGAATTAATACCATATTTAAATAAAGCAGAAGTACTTATTGGACATAATATTATTGCTTATGATAATGTTGTGTTACATAAATTATTAAATTGGAAACCTAATAACATTAAATTTATAGATACAATGTTATTATCTCAAATGAATAATTATAGAAGAGAAGGAAAACATTCATTAGGTAATTTTGGTAAATTATTAAATGATGCTAAAGGTGATTTTAAAGAATTTGATAAATATTCAGAAGCAATGAAAATTTATGCAATACAAGATGTAAATTTAAATCATAAAGTTTATAATTATGTAGTTAAAGAAGCACATGAACTTATAGCAAATAGGCCTACTTATAAAAAGGCATTACAAACTGAACATGCTATTGCTGAATTATGTTCTGAACAAGTTAAAAATAAATGGAAGTTTAATTTATCATTAGCTAAAAAGCATTATGAATATTTAACTTTTGAAATGAAAAAAATTGAAGACAAAGTTAATCCAACATTAAAACCTAGAAAAGTATTTATAGATAAAGAGCCTAAAACAGCTAAATATATTAGAAATGGTAATTTTAGTTCAGTAACATGTAGAATGTTATCTCAATTTTTAGGAGAAGAAATACAACCTAATGATACACATAAATGGAACAGTAATGATACATTTCAAAGATATGAAATGATACCAGCTGATCTTGGTAATATGGAACAAGTTAGAGGTATGTTATTAGATAGTGGTTGGAAACCAACACAATTTACACCAAAAGGTGAACCTAAAATAACCTCTGATAGCGTTGATACTATTCAAGGTGACTTAGGTAAACAAATATTACATTATTATAGTTTAAGATCTAGACATTCAGTTTTAAAAGGTTGGATTGAATTAGCTGAAGAAAATAATGGACGTGTTTATGTTGAAGCATTTAATGTAGGTACACCAACATTTAGACAAAGACATTCTAAAATAGTAAATGTACCAAATGTTAATTCATTTTTTGGAAAAGAAATGAGAGAATTATTTACAGCTGATAATGGTAAAGTTATGGTTGGTTGTGATAGTGCTGGTAATCAAATTAGAGCATTATGTCATTATTTAAATAATAAAGATATAAATGAACACGTTTTAAATGGTGATATACACCAAAGAACAGCAGACATTGTAGGTGTTAGTAGACAATTAGCTAAGAGCCTATTATATGCTACAATTTTTGGAGCGGGTTTTGCTAAATTAGGCAAAATGGTAAATGGAATTGAAGATTTAGAAAAGGGAAGAGAAGTTAAAAATAAATTATATGTTGCCTTTCCTGGGTTAAAAGAATTAAATAATAAATTAAATAAATTTTTTTATACAACACAAAATAAAGATGGTATGGGTTTTATTCCAGCATTAGATGGAAGAAAAATATATGCTGAATCTTCATTTAAATTATTAAATTATTTATTACAAGCATATGAAGCAATTACAGTTAAATCAGCTGTTGTTAATGCTTTTAAAATGTTTAAAGATGAAAATTTAAATGTTGATATGTTAGGTTTAATTCATGATGAAGTTCAAGTTCAAACTAAACCAGAAAATATTAAAAGAGTAAAAGAAATATTATCTTATTCATTTGGTGATTTTATTACTAAAGAATTAGAATTAAATATTCAAATGGCAGGAGATGCTAAAGAAGGAAATAATTGGTATGAAACCCACTAATAAGATAATTGGTATTGTTGATGGTGATGTATTATTATACAGAGCCTGTAATAAAGCCATAAAAGAAAATTTAGATGTAAGAAAAACATTTGATAATATATATGAAGAAGTAAAAATGAATACTGCTTGTGATGATTATAGTTTACATATTTCAGGTGGTGGTAATTTTAGAAAAGAAATAGAACAAACATTTTTAAAATATAAAGGCAAAAGACGAGAAAAACCTGATAATTATTTAGAATGCCGTGATTATGTTGCTAAAAAATATAATCCAATTATGGTACCTAATTATGAAGCTGATGATACAGCGTCCGTTGAAGCATATAAGTATATTAAAAAGAATCAATTATACATGCTTATAACATTAGATAAGGATTGGAAAACTATAGGTGGTTTATTTTATAATTTATTATATAATAATTTATCTGCTGTTTCTACAATTGATGGTATAGAATTTTTTCATCAACAATTATTAACAGGTGATGCTGTTGATAATATACCAGGCATTGAAGGTGTTGGTCCTGTAAAAGCTAATAAAATATTAAAAGATAAAAACTTAAATGAACAATTTGAAGCTGTAATTAAAGCTTATAAAACACATTATCCAGATGATTTTATTTCAAGATTAAATGTTATGGGCACAATGTTATACCTTATAAAAGATTTTAAAGATCATTCTAAATGGTCTATAGAATATTGGAAAGGATATATAAATGGCATTTAATCAAAAAAAATATAATCAATCTATTAGGGGTATTGCTGTTACAGCTTGTAAAGCTTCTAAAAGACGTGCTAGGATTAAAAATTTACCATTTAATTTATCATCAAATTATTTGGAAAGTATTTTTCCTAAAAATTGTATATGTCCTATTCTTGGTTATAAAATGAAAGTATCTAATATTAATTTAGGTAAATTAAGTCCAACATTAGATCGGGTTAATCCAAGATTAGGATATATAAAAGGTAATGTAGAATTTGTAACAAATATAGCAAATTTAATGATGACTTCTGCTAATGGTAGAGATATTAAAAAGTTTGTTAAATGGGCTGCAAAAAGATATAAAATAACAGAAGAGGAAATATATGGGTAAAAACACAACATTTATAAAACATACAAGCTGTGAGCCTTGTGGATCATCAGATGCAAATGCTGTTTATTCTGATGGGTCTACATATTGTTTTAGTTGTAGAAAAAGTACTGCATCTGGAACAGAAGATACAAACATTGAATTTAATGTTGTACAATCACAATTAACTTTGGATGAAATAGAACAGCTTCCAGTAGATTCAATTAGAGGTATATCCAAAAAAGTTTTATATAATGCTGGTGTTAAAATAGAATATGATGATAAAAGAAATATTATTAGTCATTTTTATCCTATAACAGTAAATAAAAAAATTAAAGCATATAAGAAAAGAATAGTTGCTACCAAAGACTTTAGAAGTATTGGTAAAGCAGAAGTACCTGAGTTATTTAACCAATGTAATAGTGGTAAAAGAAAAAACTTAGTTATTACTGAAGGTGAAATAGATTGTTTATCAATATTAGAAATGCTTACAAAAGCTAAAGCTCAATTTGATGTTGTATCAATTGTTAATGGAGCCCAAAGTGCTAGAAGAAATATTGCATCTAATTTAGACTTTGTTAATAAATATGAAAAAGTATTTATTGCATTTGATAATGATGAATTTGGTATTGAGGCTTCAAAAGATGTTGCACATATTATTAAACCTGGTAAAGCACATATTGTAAATAGTGTTCATAAAGATGCTAATGATGCTTTATTAAAAGATTTAATTGATGAATATTTACAAGATGTATGGAGTGCTAAAGTATATAAACCTGATGCATTTATTACTGGTGAAAAAATATGGCAAGCATTTAAAGAAAGATCTGAAATTAAATCAATTGCTTATCCTGATTGTTTAAAAGGTTTAAATGATAAATTATTTGGAATGAGATTAGGTGAAATTACTTTATTTACATCTGGTACAGGTTCTGGTAAATCAACAGTTGTTAAAGAAACTATTTTAAATTTGTTAGATAAAACTGAAGATAAAATTGGTTTAATATCTTTAGAGGAATCTATTGGTGATACAGCAACTAAATTAATTGGTATGTCTATTAATAAAAATATTAGAATGCCTGGTGATGTAACTGATGAAGAAGCTAGGATTGGTTATGATAAAGTGTTTAAAGATGAAAGATTAATATTATTAGATCATCAAGGATCTGTAGCTGATAGTTCTTTATTGGATAGGATTGAATATTTAGCGGCTTTAGGCTGTAATTATTTAATACTTGATCATATTACAATTGCTGTTAGTGAAGGTGTTGATGGTGCAACAGGAAATGAAGCTGTTGATAAAGTTATGTCGTCTTTATTAAAAATAGTTAAAAGGTATAATATTCATTTAACTTTAATTTCTCATTTAAGAAAAAGTTCTGGAGAAGGTAAGTCATTTGAAGAAGGTGTTATGCCTAATTTAGATTCTATAAAAGGATCTGGAAGTATAAAACAAATAAGCTTTGACATTATAGGTTTTGCTAGAAACATGATGGCAGTTGAAAGATCTGATAGAAATATAGTTAAATTTGCTGTATTAAAATCTAGATTTAGTGGTGATACTGGTATGTGTGGACAAGCAGTTTATAATGTAAACACAGGAAGATTAAATTATAATGAAAATAATTTAGCTTTTAAAGAAGTGTTATAACCAGTTTCGGTTAGAAGTTAGAACTGCAAGTAAGTCCTTATAGGCAACAGCTAACAGACAATGGTAGGTGGATGAGCAATAGGCTTTTCCTCTCTCGGCCTACATCACTACTAGTAAACCGGAGCAGCTGAGCAACCTGTTTAAAAGGCTCATAAAGAAAGATATATGAAAACAAAAAAGTATAAACCATTACCTGATTCATTAACAATAAAAAAATCAAACATTGAAGGATTAGGATTATTTGCTACTAAAGATATAAAGAAAAATACTAATTTAGGTATGATGCATCATGTAACTGAATTTAATCATACTATTAGGACACCATTAGGTGGATTTATTAATCATAGTAATAAACCAAATTGTATTAAAGAAAGGGAAGATTGTATATATCATGAAGAAACTCATTTAGTCACGAATAGACTAATTAAAAAAGGTGAGGAATTAACTGTTAAATATACAATGTATAAAGTATAAATATGATGGAACAATTAATATTAGCATTAAAGGCCCATGCTAAAGGGCATATAGAAAAACATAAAGCAAATGTAATTTTATTATTACAAAAATCTTCAGGAATAGCAGAGCATCCTGATATTGTAGAAACTATAGAAAAAGAATTAGAAATAATATCTAAATATGATGATCAACTAGAAATGATTAAAAAATATTTCGAATAATTACAGGGTGGCTTTAATACCACCCTATAATTTTAAATTTTATTTTTTACCACCTTTAAATATTTGTGTACCCTTTATACCATATATACTGGCAACTACTAGGATCCATAAATTGGTAAACCATTTAGGTAATTCAGAAAAATATTCAAAGAATAATTTTATCTTATCCATTGCAGTTGGATCATCCGATACCACTGCCCATGCCAAGATTAAAATTGGAGCCGAAAGAATAATTAAAACAAATTCATCTTTCCAATCCGATTGTCTTGCCTCCAACAATTTCCCCTGATATTCACTTTCACCCTTAGCCATTTTAGAAGCATGCATATGTTGTGCATCTGCCATAGCCATTTTGGTTTCTTGCCGCTTCTTATAAATGTGAGAGGCGGCATTGATACCTAATTTTAAAGCACTAAACCACATATTAACGAGCCGTTGCTGGTACGTTGTTTGAACCTACTAGGGGTGCTTCTGCAAATGCCATGTAGATGTATGTTCCACCAGAAGCATTTTTAGAGCCATAATCTTGTCTCATTTTAAATCCATTTGATAATGAGTCCCATGATGTATCTGTGCTTTCTGCATTACTTAAGTTAGCCATAAGAGGGGTGTTTTGAACATTATCTACATCTCTTTTATTATCATTAATTTGCCAATTAGATGTACTATCTGTTCTTTTAACCATAATAAAAGCAGGTTTAAATCCTGTATAGATAAATGTTCCATCAGCATTACCATTACCAATATAAGAACCAAACTTGCTATAACCAGTTTTCTCTGCGAAGCAGTAGGCTATATAATTTTCTGCAAAGTTTACACTTTCATGTGTATTAACAGTAAATACACTTGAAGTAGGAGCAACATTAAATCTATTTGAATTAGTTTGTTTTCCTTCAGTTGTGTTTAAAGATTGATAAGTTCCTGCACCATTTGAGGCATGATAAACTGCCCAATCTTCTGCGTTTTGTAATCTTTTAACTACAATCCATTTAGGTGTTGCACCTAACCCATGTCCAACTGTAGCTTGAGAACCTGTTCCTGTATAAGAAACAATACTAAATCCACTTGTTGTATTAGCACTAACAGTTGAAGTTATATCTCCATCTGTATTTGATACTCCTGCACCATTTGCTTTCCAGTTCCATGATACAATATTATCTCCATTTCTATTGTGTTCTCCATTAGTATCTGCACCTAAAGTAAAACCATCACTATCAAAAGATGTAATAGCATTTGTATAAGTATCTTCAGTATTATTTAAATTTGGTCTAATAACTTTTGTTACACCTCTTACAGCATCTACTATAACATGGTTATATGCTGTTGTTCTGAGCTTACACCAGTTCATATCTGGCTGAAACCCAACACCTGTAATTGATTGTGTTGCACCTGTACCTGTATAAAGTTTAGTATTAAAATAATCAGAGGGTTTATTAATTGTTGTGTATGCCATTATAAATTTAATCCTTTCGTAGATAAGGCTGTGTAGCCCGTAGGCACGTCATATTCAAATATGCCGTTACCACTTGCGTTAGTTCCTGCACTAGATACTGCTGTTGTTCCGAAGTAGCCATTGCCGAAATTAAATTGAACTACACCACTAGCTTCATAAGCATTAGTACCGAACAAATATGTACCATTAGGTATTGAAGAAATTGCTGTTCCATAAGTAGAGCCATTTCTATAAAATTGAAGTGTTCCATTAGTTGCATCAAAAGTTGCACCTGCAATATCTCCATTAGTCCATGCAGTTAAACCTGTTTGAAGATTACTACCACTACCTGTTATTCTACCTAGTCTTTCAACAGCACCGACACCATTATCTTTAAAAGATGAAGTAATATTTGTATCAGCATTAATTAAACCTAATATTGCTTGATTATTAACTGTAGTTGTTACTTTTGCTTCTACATAATATTTACCAGAACTCATACCTAAAGTTGATAAACCATAACGACTATTCCAATTATCGGAGCCTGTTCCTGTTGCTGTATTATTACCATTAGAAAAAGAAAAATCTCTACCCTCATAGTATAAAGGGTTTAATGTAGCAAAAACATTGCTTGGACAATCTTCTGTTTTTGTAAGTGTACCACCTGCAACTGTAAAGTTATTAGTGTTAGGAGATTGGTCAGTAACACTATTACCATCTTTTAAAATAAAGTAACCATTGTTTCCATAAGTTACACTTGGAGAAGTTTTAATTTTCCATTCTCCAGTTGTTGCATCTGTTTCTCCAAATGCACTAGCATCTAGTTGTGTGCCATCTACAAAATTTACATGAGACATACTTCCATCAAAAGTGTTTTGAGTATTATCACCACAACCTATATTATGTTTATTTGATGTAGTACCTATTTGAAAACTAGTATTAGAATTATATCCAAAACTAGATGTTACTGAAAAATCAGCAATTCTATTTACTCCATTAACATAAAATTTAACTCTATCTGTAAAAGCACCACCTGAACCTCCTGCTCTATAATCAACTGCATAAACAATATGATACCAAGCATTAACATCTCTACATACAAAATTACTTGTCATTTCTAGTCTATCAGTTCCACCTTCTTTGTCATATACATAAATTTTATCATTATTTAAAAAAACTATATAAGCTCTATTATTACCATCTTGATAATTACTATAAATATATTGAGAAGTAGCATTCAAACCTTTTTTAAACCATATAGATAAAGTATATTTTTTTAACTGAGTTGGTGTTGTATTAGTTCGTTGTAAATATGTACTAGCCATTATTTAACCCCCGCTATTTCTTTAATTAATTTTTTAATTTTATTCATTATATTTTTTATTCCTTTTTTAATTTTATTCATTAATTGAACTGTCCGCCTCCTGTAGCACCAAATGTTGAAGCAAAGCTAAATGATCTATCAGCAGTTTGAGCTTCAGCATCGGTTACCCTAATTGTAAAATTGTATGTTGTTGGACTTGTTGATGAACCACCAAAGTCTGTAGTAGTTAAAACACCAGCAGAAGATAAAGTAACATTAGCACCGGATAAATTAGATCCAACTTCACTAAATGTTACAGCACTATCTGAAGAAGCAGAAAGAGTTGCAATTGTACCAGAAAAATTTCCAGCAAAAGAACCTAAACTACCTGCACTTGTTGACCATGTAGGTGCATCAGATACAGTTAAAATATTAGCACTTGATATAACTGCTTTACCAGTTCCATTTTCAACCCTCATTCTATATTGAGCATCAACAGATAAAGTAATTGTAACAGTTAATGATGTACTATTATTATATACAATTGTTGTAGCAGGATACCAAATACCAGTAGAAGTATTTATAAATTCTACTTGTGAACCAACATCAAAATTAGATCCTGTAACTGTAATTGTAGATGCAGAATTACCTATTGTAGTTGGAGAAATAGAACTAATTGTTGGATTAGCACCTCCAGCAGCTATTCTAGCATCAACCCTTGCGTCAGTATAATATAAATTAGTACCTTCAGTTAAATTAGAAGTTGTAGAACTTGTTTCATCTATTAACTTAATCCAATTACCACCATGTGCAAAATAACCTTTACCTGTTCCATGAACATGAGCAAACATACCGTGATAAGTAGTAGCATTTGGCAAACTGGCTTCATTAGAATACATATTAGCAAATAAAACTTTATTACCACCCATATCTAAATCAGATGCAACAACAGCGGATACAGCATTAGCGTTAGTATATCCATCAGTTATTCCATAACCTGATAATGTAGTTGGTTTACTTGTTAAACTAGCAAACACTCCATCAAATAATGATGTATCACCTGCAAGTGCAGTTGTAGAACTTGTACCTAATACCAATGAATCTGTTATTCCATATCCACTTAATGTAGTTGGTGTTGAAGTAATTGCACTAAATGCCAAAGATGTTGGTGTTAATGCACTTAAATCTACAGAATTACCACCTGATATTGATAAATTTGGATCACTAAAAGTTAATGTTTGACTATCAGTTTCACTTGTTATATAACCAACATCATTAGTCCATTGAGATATATTACCTGATTTATTTGTAAAAGCTGTTGTACTTGTTGCTGTTACAGCATCAGTTATTCCATAACCTGCAACTGTTGTTGGCTTACCTGTTAATGAAGTAAAACTTTGAGCTGGTACTGAAGTTAAATATGCACTATCATTTGTAAATTGTGATATATTACCTGCTTTATTTGTTAAAGTATCACTTGAACTTGCTGTTATAAAACCAGCTGAATTGGCATCAATTTTTGTTTGAACTCTAGCATCAGTATAATATTTATTAGATCCTTCAGATAAATCAGAAGTTGATTTAGAAGATATATCTAATGAAGTTAAAATATTAGCATTAGCAGTACCATCAAAACTAGCAGTACCAGTTATTGGACCTGTTAATGCAATATTTCTAGCAGTTGCTAATTTTGTTGCTTGATCAGCAGAAGTTACAGCATCATTTATTTGTACATATGCACTTCCTGACCATCTATAAACATCTCCTGTATCAATAGCAATATATATTTTACCTGTTTCACCTGTTCCTGGAAATGCAGCAAAATTAGCATATTCCTCTACATCATCTACATAACTAGGTAATTGTGCAGTTGGAACTTTACCAGCACTATCTAAACCAGCATATCCATTATTTTGATTTTTATTAGAAATTTGTTCAAATGCTGTACTATTAACACCATCTAAAGTATCTGCATCAACATTTAAATTATCAACAAATGATTTATTTACACGTGTATCAATAAGCCCATTTACTGTACTAGTATTTACCGTACCTGCAGGCCCCTGCGGACCTGTTGAACCTTGTGGGCCTGTTGGACCAACAATACCTTGAATACCTTGTGTACCTTGTGAACCTTGATTACCAGTTGGTCCTGTTTGACCTGTTAAACCAGTGTCGCCTTTATCACCCTGTGGACCTTGTGGACCTGTTGGGCCTTGCGGACCTTGTGGGCCTGTTGGACCTGTTTGTTTTGAAACAGTTATAGTTGAAGTTGTTCCATCTATTTTAATTGTCATATTATTTTATTCCTTACTGAGGTTGGTATCTTATTACAAATACGAACCTTATTGAATTTTTAACTTCAGGAGTACCTGCAGCCCATTGTACTTTCATAACCACAATATATGGTGATGCATCATTAGGTGTAGAAGTATAACTTCCTTGATCTGATAATAATGTACTTGGAACCAATAGTTCAAATTTACCAGCAGTACTAGTATTGTATACTAATTCTGCTTTTGTATAAGTATGTTGGTTTGAACCTCCAACTGCCGATAATGAATCAATTGTAATAGATCCTCTTTTTCTTGTAACAGTGGCTTCAAATAAATCAGCCTTAATATCAAAAGTAGTAGATGCAGAACTAAAATCTATAGTGCCATCTTCTATTGATAATAAAAATTGATTACCTTCGGATATTTCTCGAGCAATAATATTATCTGCTCCTCCTAAGTAATTTTGTATGTTTGATATTCTCATATTATCTCCTGTAGGTTAGTTATGAGTAAATATATATCTATGGACATATATTTTTGTTTATTAAGTTTCTTTAACCCAAGCTGTACCGCTCCATTTATAGATATAAGATGCAATTAAAGCATCACCTGCACTATCTGTAATTGAATAAGTAGTTCCTGGATTTGTATAAATTGTTGCACCAGAATTACTAGCACCTAATGATAAAGCTGTAATTTCACTATCATTATTTACTCTGTATGCTAAATATAATTTAGTAGAAAAATAGACCATTTCAGATCCATTTATTGTATTAGCTGATTGATCAACTGGTATATTAGATATTTCAGTAGAAGTAACTACATCAGTATCAATAACATATTGACCATTAGAATTAGCTGTTATAGCAAAATATCCATCTACTAATCTAGGAGTACTTCCAGTTATACCATCAAAAGCAAATTCTGGAGTTTTTAAAGCATCTACTTTATATCCTGGAAATATAGTATTTAAATTATTTTTAGTAGTTTCAAACCAAGAATAATCTGTTGGTGTATTTGAAAATACATCTTTATTAGCTAAAATTACAGATCTTAAACCATAATAATTTGGAACAGATGAACCTGCTTCAATAATTGTAGCATTACCAACACCTGTTGAAAAATTACCTACTGTTGTTCCAGTAGCTGCATTATTAGTTACAGTTAATTTATATAAATCACTAAAATGTGCATCAGCAACTGAAGTAAATCTAATTTGATTAGCAACTGGTTGATCTTTTTCAATAGTCCAATCAGTTATGTTTGTATTAACATTTTCTATTACATCAGCTATTGTATTTACAGCACCAGGTAATGTTGGAACAAAACCAACAAAACTTTTATTATAATCAGCACTAGAACTTCCTGGTTTAAATACTTGAATATTTGTTTTACCAGCATTATTAATATTTGTTTGAGTAGTACCTAAACTTCCTTGTGTAATACTTTTTGTAACATTTGAATTAGAAAAAGTAAAATCTAATCCAATATCATCTTGAATTGTTGTAGTATAATTTACTATTTTTGAATTACCTGAATCTATTGTTGCAGTTATAAAGCCATTTAAAGAAGCATTTAATGCATTTTTAAATTCAAGAGCAGCCGCAGTAGCATTTAAATTATTTGAAAAAGATTGTTGTGTTCCACCAGTAAATGTAACTTCACTAAACAATGGTAATCCATTCATAGTTTTAGTAAATAAATTAGGAGCAGTAATATTATATGTTGATCCTAATGTACCTGATCTTGATATTGTAGATGTTCCAAAAACTATATTTCCTGCATCAGTACCACTAACAGAATTATTATTTACTGTAGCAGTCCATAATTCACTAGGAACTGAATCAAATGTAGTTGTTGATGTAAATGTAATTTTTTTAGCAGTACTATCATATGTAGCAGTATAATTATTAGGAGACTCTGTATTATTATTTACTAATGCAATTAAATCTGCTCCAATAGTAGCTGATTGATCATCTGTTTCAAGATCAGCAGCAACATTTAATGTATAAGTTCCTGTACCATCAGGTTCAGTTAAAGATATAGTTGTTGATCCTGCAGTTCCAGCACCATCTGTTTCATATTCATAATTATAAATAATATTTGAACCATCACCAGCTACGTCATTAATTGTAAAAGATGTAGCTTCATTTGTAGCAGTACCTGTATTAATTATTATACCATAACCTGAAAAATCAACAAGACCACTATCAGGATTTATATCTGATACATAACTAGGTAATGAAACTGATAATCCACTTATATTTAAACCTAATACTGCTGTTCTAATTTCATTTAATGCATCAATAACACCAATATTATTTGAAAATGTATTATTAGTTATATAACCTAATGATCCTAAGCTTATTGAATATTTAGTATTTGTACCTGTATTCCATCTTGTGTTTGCAGATGGTTGAGGACTGTTATAAATATATAAATTATTATTTAAAATAAATTCTTTTCCAAAACCAAAAATATCACCTGTATCTGAATAAGTTTGTTGAGAAACATATGTACCGTTTCCATCATCAGTATATACTTGAGTATTTGTTGTATTTACTGCAATAACAGAAGTAGCACTTATAGGATGAATATTATTTAAACTATTTCTCATAGTAGCCGTAATAATATCAGATCCTGCCCAAGTTCCTGCATTTGAATAAACAGAACTAGTTGCTGCCATTTTTAATTCCTTTTATTAGTTAAATTGTCCACCACCTTGTGCAGTTGATAAAGTAAAATCTATTGAACTTGTAGCAACAATTTGTGAAGCTGAATTAGTATAAGTAATTACATTACTGTTAGCACTAGCAGTAAAATTAGTTAAATTATTAATTGCTGAAGCTACAGCCGTAGCCGTATTTGCAACAGTTGAAGCCATATTTCCTGTTAAATTTCCATAATTTGTTAAACTTAATTTCCAAGTGGCTTGTGGATCATTAGCAGTAGAATAATTACTGTCTAATGTAAGTGTATATGTATTTGTTGTTCCTGGTCTTGTTAAAATTAATTCTCTAACTTTTGAAGCTGTAGTTATTTTTACATTAGTATCACTTAAAAGTTTAATTGATATAATACCACTAATAGTTTCTACCTCAGTAGTTACTTGTTCATATCTGTGATAATATTTTATTTTAGTTCCATTATACCAAACAATAATATTTTCATTTGAATCTACTATATTGTTACTAATATCAAAATTTGATAATGTTGTTAATATTGCCATTAGTTAAACTGTGCGCCCCCTGTTGCTCCTGTTGTAGGAGGAATTAAAAAATAACTCCATATTTGACCTTCAGTAGTTGAGCTATTATAAAGTAAAACATCATCTCCCATAGCAGAAACATTAAAGTTTTCAACTCCGCCTGCATTTGTTGTAGCATAATGTGACCAAGTATTTGTAATTAATCTAAATGAAAATAATTCAGTAGTAGACATTACATATATAGTTGAAGTACCTATACATACAGATCTTCCAAAACCACTTGAAACGCCTCCTGCTACTAATGAAGATAATTCTAAAGTTCCATTAACTTTAACACTATTATTTGAACTATTAGCAGTTAAAAAACCTGTTGCATTCCAATCTTTAGGATTTGCAATTACTTTTCTAGATGTAGTATTTTGTATATCATCAGCTAAATTAATATGTAATAATTCTTTTTGTGTTACATTACCTCTTGTTCCTGTAAAACTTAATTGTTGTTCTTCTGTTGTTGCTGTACCAGAATTAAAACTTGTAGGAAATGTAATAGAACCTGAACCATCAGATCCACCAGTTCTAGTAATTGTATTAATTGTTGAACCTGCATAACCTATTTGTTGAACAGCATTAATATCTGTAAAACCATCTCTCATATTAGAGCCTGTATTACTATCTCCATATCTAATTTGAGTAAATCTGTTTACAACACCATAAGGATTTTTTGTATCATTTGGATCTATAATAATTCCAGAAACACCAGAAGTAATACCACCAGCCCCTGGTCTAAATACACCAAAGTCATAAGCATTAGAAAATGCCCCTCTTGCAAATTGGTTTATTGGTCTTACCCAAAATACTAATGTATCTGTAAAATCTATATCAAATACTTTATGTGTAATTGTAGCACCTTCAGCAAATGGACCTGTTGATGTTCTAAATGAAATATTAAATTCTCTATCAGCAATAGCATTATTAATATTATCTCCAATATATATTTCAAATGTTTCTGTTAATCCAGTTGGTACAGTCCATCTTAATTGAACAAATGGAGTAGTAGAGTCTGTATCACTACTAATTGCTGTTAAATCTGTAATTGCTCCAAAATTTCTTGGATTAGCTAAATTTGTATTAGGAGCTGTTTGAAATTCTGTTAATGCCTCTTCTGTATATGCATCTGCATTATATTCTTGAGCAGTAATTAAATATCCTGAAACACCTTCTTCATTCATATCAGCTTCAGTTATAGAATTAATTTTAAATAATTTATTAGTAAAACCATAAGTACTATTTGTAACTGATATTATATCTGTAACTTGTAATGCTAAAGCTCTTGTATCTGTTTTAAATGAAATAATTAAATTATCTCTTGATTTTTTAACAATAATATGACCAATTCTTTCAGCCATTATATTATTATTTATAAACTTAAATCTTGTATCTTGAACTAATTCAGGTTCATTAAATGATTTTTGATTAGTAGCTAAATTTAAAAATACTTGATCATCTTGATATTTTTGATCATAAGAATTAAAAGAAATATTCATTTTATTTAATGCACTATTAAAACCATCATTAACTATTGTAACATCACCATACATATTATCGTCAGTAAATGACATTACTGAAGATCCTGTAGTATCTGAAATAACTTGAAATTTACCTAAATGATAAGAAAATATAGCTTGAGAACAAACAACTAAATCAGAAATATTTAAATCTCTTGTATCATTCGTATTTAATGCTCCGTTTGTTGTATATCTTTTAGCATTTATTGAAGCACCATTTTTATCTGTATGTGAAATTAAAGTGTCACAAAATGCTTTATGAGCAATAAATGAATTTAAATCAAGATCAGAATCACTTATTACATCACCACAGCCATAAAAAGTATTAGTTAAATAATCTAATAAACATTCAGCTGGATTATTTGAATATGATAAAGTACTTGATAAAGTGCTTCCACTAAAAGTTCTAACTAATTTACCGTGAACTTCTGCACCTAATTTATTTGTTAATCCTGTTACAGATTCATCTCTATTATATTTTAATTCTACATATAAATATGCAACATTTGGCATTGTTCTATTTGCAGCATTAGTATTCCATTTAGTAGAAAATGTTTCCATAGGAGAACATCTACCACCAGCTTTAAATTTTTTAACTATTAAATTTCCATTTAAAAAGTCATCTGTATTACCATCTGGATCTGTTGCATTTGTT